GTATTTACAACGTGTGATTTTCCGTTCCCTAGTTTTGTACCTCTTGACTATACACCTGAGAATCTTGTCATTACAGAGCAAGCACCTATCAATAATGAATCACCCGCCTTGCCAGAAACAAAGCAGCCAGATATTCCTCCATTACCTGATCCTCCCCCACCAGATTTTCCACCCTGCCCTGGTAAAAACGATCAACGAGTAGGAGACTTTCGTAACGAAAAGAAACTGGAACGTGTCATCGGACATGAAAGAGGGCAAGATGGTAGTGAATGTATAACTCTCTATGAAGCAGTTGAGTGGAAAGATCAGTATATACCTTCTGCCCCTCAGTTTGTTGGGGTATTTAGCCTGGCTCTGGTTGGTGCATCTGCTCCCGCTATTCTTCAACTTGTACGGCCATTAGTTAAGCAAGCCGTTTCCAAATTGACGAAAAAGAAAAAAGATGTAGAATAGTAATCCGTAGATAAGTTTAATACCCGTGACTTGTCTACTGGTCTATTTTGTGAGTATGTGGGATAACTTGATTCGGTGCAATATTAACAACAATATCTTCACAAGTAATAGCACTAGGAGTATTAGGCTTGAAAGTCACTCCGTCTTTTGCCATCTTTGCACACATTTCCAAACGATAGAGACTAATTTCCATTTTAGTTTTCTTTATCAGTAGCCTCTGTGCCTCAATATTTACTGCTGTAGCTTCGTGACAAAGAGCAGGAGACTTGCCAAGTGGGATATTAAACTGAGCAGATATTCCATAATTTAGATTAAAATTATCTTTTTCAAATCTAGGTATTTCTGAATAGTATTTGATTTCACCAGTATCTTCGTCATAGATAGGTGTTCTCGTAATATATTCTTTGGGTCGTGCGAAAGACCAACTATCTGTTAAATATGGTGTAATTGTAAGGCTAGGTGAAGCACAAACTATACCTTGACTCATTCTGTAAGATGGCATAGCTGACGGGGTTATCATGGTAGCGTTATTGTTAACAACCCCTTGAGCATTGGAACTGGGAGAAGCTACGGTTGTATTAGCAAAAGCCTTTGTAGGACAGAGGAATAAAGCTATTGCCCAAAGGTAGTTGTAGTTTCTGTTGTAGTGCTTGTTGTTATTTGACGAGTTATAGAGGTTACTGTGTCTAATCCTGGAGTTATTAGTGTCTCTTGAAGAGAAAATGCTGCTCCATCGTTTGATATGGACCAACGAGGTATAGCTTCTAAGTTTGGTGAAGTCCAACTAAAATTTACTCCCCCGACTGTTTGTTCATTCGTAGTCGTAGGAGTAGGGTTGATATATCCCGTTTCAGATTCGATATTATGTCCTGACGCTGAGTATGAGTATCCTGTGCGATATTGATGGCTCGTGATCGTTTCATTAATTATTGATTCAGATGTACTTGAAGTCGTACTGGATCCTGTGCGAAATTGTGGCACAACAGGTACAGCAAGGGTTCTTACTGGTAATACTAATAAAACTAGCAGCCAAAGTCTAGTCAATCGTAATAGTGACTTTAGTAGATCCTATGCAGCTTGTACCTGACCCCCCTGCTGTACAAGTATGAATACCAGAACTTAGCGAAGTAAGTGCAAGGTTTCCTGCTGTACCACCTGAAGCTACGGTTGTCGTTCCACCTAATACTGGCAATGCTGCTATACCACTAGAAGGAGTCACAGCAGATGGTGTCGCATCTCCCATTGTTACGGATTCTGTTTTGCTGAAGGCCGACCCCGATGTTGTCACTGTAGTGTCAGTTTGTATCATCGCTGGCACTCCGTTAGTGAGGCTGCCAACATTGATCCCACCAATCTTTCCTGATGTTGTGGTATCTCCTACAGTTACAGATGGGGTGATATTATTTCCGCTTAATGAATAGGTCGTACCAACTTTTTGGGTCGTTACGAATGGCATATCTACAGTGATCTGAGCAGATGTCACAAATTCTTGTTTAATGTCTGCTAGTACTGGACTAGATGTTAATAATAATAGTGCAAGTAGTTTTTTCATTTTTTAGATTTTGGGTCGATTACTTCTGCTCCTTCAATTTTGATTGGAGTCACTACCCTTATAGTCTGAACCATACCATCTTCCATGGCAACTTTGTCGTCTTTCTTACTACTTTTCTTAGATCCTTCCAAACCAAAAGTCGCTAACGCACCTGTGAGCAAACTTGCTGGAAAAGTTATATCCTTGGGTTCTGAACTATACCCTGGAATTGATATGTAGTTAAGAGTTACTATAAATCCACTCCAGACAACAACGCCTAATCTGACAAATAAACTGATAATCGCCAGTTGTTCCTCTTTATCATCTAAGCCTTCTTTAAGTTTTTGAAAGGGGTTCTTCTTCTTCTCTTCAGCCATAAAAGTTAAGATTCTTGTCTAATACTAGCAAAAGAGCTATGTTTGGGAAGTAACACATAAAAACGATGGTAAAAATCCTAAGACCTATTCTTCTTGTATTTATAAAATCTAAGGCAATGAAGAGGTTGATTATTGATCTATTGAAAGCAATAGCCAAGCAAACAGACAATACAATAGACGATCAAGCAGTGGCTTTTATAGAGGCTAGAATGTATCCAGGATCTACTACATCTCTTCAGTAGTATGAAAGATGATGGGTTTTTAAGAATGATATTCACTGCACTGCCCATGGAAACAGAATTGGCAGTTGAACTAAGATGTAGAGAAGTTATGGGTTGTGATGACCTAGATAAACTAAAGGCTTTCTGTATCGACATGATGAAAAACCACGCAAAAAGCGAGGTCGTTCTATCTAAAGCAATGATGAAAGTTATTGAATTAGAAGCTCATGTAGCAGTACTAAAGTCACAATCCAAGAAAACTACTGGAGTGTACAAGCTACTGTGGTGGGCAGAGCAGTTTAAAATGCACTGGAAGTATAGAAAGATAGCTAAGCGTCACTCACGGGAAGCGTAGCGAGCCTGTATATCAGGCACTATCATTTCTGGGTACTGTATCGTAAACCATTTGTGACCACACTCGTAGCAGAGTCTCCTGCGTATGGTTATAAATTTGGAGTTTCTTTCAGATCGGATTACCTTCTGATCGCTGTACATTTTACAGCTAGGGCACTCGACCCATGTTATTCTTTTCATTTGTTTAGATTATTTTGTCTGCTTTCTTCCTTCGATTCGTCTTTGAACGGACTGTCTCCACATTAACTCGTCTTTGGCTTCAGCAAT